AGCTCGACCAAGAGTGCGTTAATGCAGCACTCGTCAATATCGGGAACTTGCCAGCCTTCAACCAATTTCATACGGTATCCTTGTTTGTTCCCACGGTCTAGGCTTGCCGTGGAATATCACCACCTTGGCATTGTCTAACCCTTTGGGCAACACATCAGCCTTAAAGCTCACAATTCCATCTGCAATATCTTGCCAGTACGTCACTTTGTCCCGCATAAAGTGTTCAATGTACGATTGGTCACCACCCGCCGTGTACATCTGTAATGCTGCAAACTTGTCGTACAAATCAACAGGTTTCGACCAATACATCATGCTCGACTGCATCGCTTTTGGGTTGTACTGACCCCTGTAAACGTCACGCATAATCACAAAATCGTGCTGTTTTGCCGCTCCAATCATTTCTGTGCAGTCACCAGTCAGCACCGTATCAAGATCAAAGTACAACGCACTCGGTAGCCTAAACAACTCCATTTTTGCCCACCAACCAACCCAATCATGCAGCAAAGGGATGGTTTTGCACTCTAGCTCAACATCTGACAAACACACAAACTCATGCGGTGGCAAATACTTGGCGCACATCTTTTGCAACGCATAAACGTGTTCAGGTTTGAAATCACCACCCGAACGCAATACGCTTGCTACGATCATGCGCTAAATATGCCAATGGCTAAGACTTCCACGCCTGCGCCTGTCGTGATTTTCCACGGGCCATTGCGAGAGATAGCGTTTACTTCGATGTTGTATGAGTTAATGCCTGTGCCTGGTGAGGCTGGCAAAATCGTGTGTGAAAACCCTGTTCCATCTAAAATAATGACGTTACCTGTCGCAGCTGTAGACACGGTACAAATCAAACGATGAAGGTAGTCACCAGTTGCGCCTGTGCCGCCTAAGACCTGTGCCGTTTGACTTACTGCAACGTGTTCGTATTGATACTCATAAGGATGTTGTACGCCACTCATAATCTTCTACTCCGGTTTGTTGTGTGGGTTGCCCACATATCATTCAAAGTTACTGTGTTCTCAGGCCCGACAATCAACGGCTTGACCATATCTGGCTGCTTAACCTTTGGCTCTAGCCTCCAAGCAATCGCCATCATGCGTGCAGCATCTGCTGGGTGACTCGTCCAGTCATGCCGTGGTGTTTGCCTAAACGCTTTCTTGTCTTCGTCGTATTCCCGCTGATATTGCCTTAGTGCCTCTAGCCCATCGTGCGTTCGTTCAGCATCAAACCAACACATCGGCAGCATCTGACGCACCGCCTGAATTCCGTCTTGCACCGACAAGTCAGGCACAATCGCCATATTGTTAATGCCTAAAAATTCTGCTAATTGCTCAATAACCGACTTACCCGCTGCTGCTAGAGTTTTTGCCCTTGCATCGTGCGGTAGGTAATGTTTTGCGTATTTATACGGCTTTTCTACGACTATTTTAGCTATTTCTGCAATGTTTGCACCACTTATTGCAAAATAATCAATGATGTGGATTTCGTTACGAACAACCTGATACCACCAAATCGCCGTGTCATCACGATAGCCTAAGTCCCAAGCCGTGTATGTCGGTAGATGCGGATCGTAATCAACACGCCTAACCTGACCGGCATCTGTGATCTTGCGTATATCTTCACCATAGAAAGCGCCAAGTATAGCCGCCTCAAACGAACACTCGTACTCTTGTAAAAACTGGTCATCGCTAATCTGTGCGGCAGCTGCCCGTAGCTCTGTGTCAGGCAGCAGTCCAGACTCACTAGCCTTGAGAACAAGGTGAAACCACTCGTCAGGCGTTTTTTTAGCAGTTTCAAATATCTGCCAAAACTGATTCTTACCCTTTGGTGTGCCAGCGAACACAGCCCAACCCTGCTTGTCTGACAATGTAGGTCGAATGACGTTACCCCAAACTGATGGTCTAAAGTCACCATATTCGTCCATAAACACGCCATCAAAGCCCAAGCCACGCATGGCATCTGCGTTGTCAGCCCCAAACAAGCGTATCTTGCCGCCAGTTATAAGCTCAATGGTTAGCTCGGCCTCGTTGCTCGATGCAAGTACAGGCGCTGCAAAGTGTTTGAGATAATCCCAAGCCACAGACTTAGCCTGGCTACGGTATGGCGCAATGTAGGCAAACAACGGTTGCTGGCTCTTGCACATCAAGCCTGCCCTAATAATGTCGTTTATGGCTGCAACTGTCTTGCCGGCACGACGATGGGCCACCAAACAAGCCCAACGTTCGCTGCGGTTATGGAATGATTTGAATACCCGTCTGGGTGAGTACGGCAGTATTAGTTCTCTGCCCATTTAACCACCAGGTCACGACCATCAGCGCCAGCAATCTCATGGCGGTCTGTTTCCTTCCACCTAGCTCTAGTCTTTAGCCAAAAGATAGCCGCTGCCGTGTTGCCATTCTTAGCTTGCTGAAACAATGTGCCTGCAATGGCTGAGTTAGCGTCAATTCTGCCTTCGTCGAGCTCAGTCTGGTAATACTTTGTCAGGGTATCGGCTGAGATTTTCAAGCGAATGGCAATGTCCTCATGTGGACAACCTAGCGCCGATAAACGCTTTGCGGTATCCCTATCTGCTTGAGTTGGCTTGTGTTTTATACCTTGAGCCATTTTATAACTCCGAAAGAACTGCTTTCTTGCCTGTAAAGTTTTCCCATCGCTTGACGATTACGTCACAGTATTTCGGGTCTAACTCCATCAGCCGAGCGTGCCTTCCTGTTTTCTCACAAGCAATTAAGGTCGAGCCGCTGCCGCCGAATGGGTCAAAAACCATTCCGGTATTTTTCGCAACGATACTTATGCCCTTTTCCGGCAATGCTACGGGAAAGCACGCCTTGTGATTTTCGGCTTGCGCCCCTGTATTACTAATTTGCCAAAAATTACTTGTGACTTCCTTAACTGCGACAGGCTGCTTATTTGTTGAGAACAAAAATACAGGCTCCCAATCTCTCATCAAAGAACCCTTAAATGGGATAGTGCTATTTTTTTTCCAACATATTTGCTCAACCAGATAAGGCAATCTATTGGCAATTTGTTGAAGGTACTCAAAACGTGATTTAGCGTTATAGCTTACGTTCCAAAATATAAAGCCGTCAGTCACCGCAAAACAAATTTCCAATACCGACGCAGCAAAATCCACATAATCAGAAGATGGAAGTTTGTCCGAGTACCCGCCCGAATAAAGTTTGACGCTTTTTTTTCCATTGAAAATATCACCTTGCCCAGCTTTTGTGTCTGCATTGTATGGAGGAGAGGTAAAAACCATATCGGCTTTCTGCCCGTCCATCAACTTATCCACAGCGTCAATGCTAGTGCTATCCCCGCACATGACGCGATGCTTCCCTAGAAGCCATATGTCACCGAGTTTAGTAATTAGCTCTGGTGGCGGTTCAGGCACTTCATCCTCGTCTACCAAGCCCTCGTTTATCTCTACAGGGTTTAGCAGCGCATTGAGCTCGTCTGCGTTAAATCCTAGCAAGTCTAAGCTAAACTTGTCTGCAAGTAATTCATTGAGCTCAATGGTTAGCAACTGGTCATCCCACCCTGCGTTCAACGCTAATCGGTTGTCGGCAATGATGTAGGCTTTCTTTTGCGTGGGTGTCAGGTCTTTGAGCTCAATGACTGGCACTTCTGTCATGCCTAGCTTTCGAGCCGCCATAAGCCTGCCGTGGCCTGCAATGATGCCCTTATCCCCATCAACTAGGATTGGGTTAGTCCAGCCAAACTCTTTAATGCTTGCCGCTATTTGGGCAATTTGTGCGTCATCGTGCGTTCTGCTGTTCTTAGCGTAAGGTATTAGCGCCGTGACTGCGACTTGTTCGATCTTCATTACTTACCCAATTGTGGTAGTTTAAGTATGAATAGTTTAGCCTACTTATTGCGTTCACTGATATTCTTAGCTTTTGATCGGGCATCTTCTTTGCTTGATGCACCCCATGCTTTTAAGGCTAAGGCTAGTCTGGTCGGTTTCCCGTCCTTTTCCATTGGCCCTGGCATATTACCCATGCGTGCGAGAAAACTAGCTCGTCTTGGGTTATCGCCTGACTTAACGGGTGGCTTGAGGTTCATGCCTTCAGCTTTGGCACTTGCTCGACCCTTAGCATTTAGACCGCCAGCAGCGTTCTTTCCCTCTTTGCGTTGCCAAGCCGCTGTCATTTCTTCTCGTCTTTAGCTGTCTTAGCTGATTCTTTAAAATCTTTAGCCGTAGGTGCGCCTGGATCGCCTGGCTTTCTCATTTTCTCGCCGCTGCCAGCCTTGATCCGTTCCTGTTTTGCAAGAATATTGGCGTAGAGTCCCGCTTTCATTTAAACGCCTTTAGCTTATAAAGGGTCGAATCGATTAGATCGGCAATCTCGTCCACAATGTTCTGAAGTTCTGAGTCTTTAGGTAATTCGTCACGAATGTCTTTAACGAACGCTTTTACGCCTGTGATGTACTTGACGGGATCGGTGGCTAGGTGAAAGTCTTTTGGGTACGACTTGATGATTGAATAGCTGCCTTGATACGCCTCTGCCCACTTATCAACTAGCTCAATGATTGTGTCATAGTATTCGTTCAGCGCAACGTGCTTGGCGTAACTGTCGGTCTGCAAGTGCATAAAGTGTGCGTTTGTCCCGCTGTGGAACAAAGTAGACACGAAAACGGCAGGATAATCCATAGTGGCCTCACAAGGTAGCTATAACAATTGTACAACCGCCGCCTGATTTAATCGACCCCCTAGCAATTTCTATTTTGTCAAACTGTCCGTCATCGTCAAACACGCCTGCATCTTGCAGTGCATCAAATCCCCCTTTAATTCTATTATCAAGGTCAATGCGACGGCGATCCCTTGGAAATATTGTGATGATGGCCTGAAGTCTGGCATCGCCAAAGTATGGGATTTTGTTGATTAAAACGTAGTCTTTGACGGTTTGTTTGTAGTCCCTTGCAGCCTTAGACAGTATTGTTCTGCCGTGAAAATTGCGCCAGTAAGCGTTTACTGACGGTGGCAAGGGAAGTTGAAGCGTAGCTAACATTTAATCAAATTGCGTTCAAACAGTTCGCCAATCGTGCGTCGATGCGCCATTTCCCAAAACTCCCTGCGTTGATCTTTGCTCAGTTTATTACCCTGATCGAGATCCATATGGCAACTAAAGCATAAGGCCGCTACCCTGTAATCAGACGCTTTAATGCCTTTACCCTTACCGTCAGCCAGTTGGTTGCTGTGCGCTGCTACCACCGTACCGTCCTCAATTTCGCAGAGTTGGCAGGGCAGCTGGCGGCAAGCTACTAAAAGTTTGGGGTTTCGGTACATTTATGTTCTGCCCATTGTTGCAAGTCTACGACCACAATCTGCATATCAACAGCAACATCAGCCGCTGCGTCATATTTACCCTGCAATACAAGTTTTCGGTATTGGTTCTGCATTGCGGTCAGTTTAATTAGGCTTTCAGAATAATCAATCATTTTGTTATTTTCTCAATTTGTCGGTTACTGGCTTGCTCGGTGCGCCATGCGTCAAACCTAAGTTGTGCGCTTGTTAGCCGCCACTTTAACAACTCTGCCTTCTCAGTTGCTGCGCCGATTGCATCACATAAGTTCTGATAATCAGGATGAGCGTATGCTTCTCTCTCTTGGGCCGACACAGCGGTTTCGCCAGACTTCTTCATCAGAATAGCCTTTAGGCTTGATTTAAACGCCTCCAGCTGCGCTAGTTCTCCCTTGGCTTTAGCATAATGAGGTGCGTTGTCGTAAATGTATTCTATGCAGGGATGTGGGCTGTAATCACTCATTTAAGTAACTCCCATGCAGTTGCTGCACATAAAGGGACTTGTCCATTTCCAATGGCTTTAAGTCTGTCCACCCTAGCCACTATGTTTTTGTCTGTTCTTGGGACAATCTTCGTTTCATC